GACGGAGGCTCTTGCGAATGCTTCTTGTGCATGTGTTTCATTCTCCCAAAGATATCTATCTTTCAATGTATCAAGACTAAACTTATCAAATGTTTTTTCTTTATTGTAGTCTATTTCAATTCCTAAGTAAGGCTTAGTTCCTATCTTATCTTCAACCATCTTTATTTTCTCCCTCTATTGTATACATAGCTATTATAGCATAATGAATTATTTTCATAAGCTCTGCTTTTTTGTTATCCTTCTTACCAAACCTCATAGCATATTTCATAATATTACCTACACAAAATCCTTCGCCATGTCCTGAATCAATTATCATATCTGTTGCTTGATACTTACCATTAGCATAGTGTTGTTCATATGTGTTACCTATATATGCTTTCACTTCATTTAATATTTTATCTTCTTTAAATTTATAATTCACTTTTCCATTCCTTTGGTAAGTTCTCTTCACTATACCATGTAAAATTATTTGTCTCTGCCCATTCAGCATGAGTTCTTTTTGTTTTATCTTTCCTTACTTTAGCACCGGGCATTGGAGAGAAGGGTTTCTGAAATAAGAAGACTAACTCATATCCTTTAGGTAAAGCCTCTCTTATATGTATGTACTTACTATACTCTGCATAGTCCCAGAATCTACCTTTAGCTTCTAGTAAAATTGTTTTTCCTTTTATTACTCTAACAAAATCAGGTTCGTATTTATGTTTAACGACATAGTTTATGTTATCCCAATGATGTTTCCAACCTTGTAGTAATGTCTCATGTAGTGTTGCTTCCCATAAACTATCATACCCTTTAGGTACATTTACTTTCTTAGGTCTTGGCTTTCTTGGTACTCTTCTAGGCATTAAGTTCTTCCAGAGTTATGTTAGGATTTCTCTTAACTTGTTTGTAAAACCATCTAAGACTATATGCACTCAATATAAATTTACCGTTAGCAAACACATGAGTTTGTTGTGGTAGAAATTCACTTAAGTTATTCTTAGTTATTTTAGTTTCATCTTCTCCTTCTGGAACTAACGTCCGTATCCATTCTATTAATAGGCTTTCTCCTTTTCTTCTTAGAAGCTTAGACTTTTTTTGATTCATAATTTTTTACCAGTTTCCAATAATTTAAAATACTATTAAACATTTCTGTATGTTTTTGTTGGGTATCTCTATCCCATATGTGACAAGCAATAAGCTCTGGGTCTGCTCTATCTACAAAGATAGATACTCTGTCTACATTATCAAAGCCACAGCCTTGTGCATAAGCAGACAACTGCATACCGTGTTCATCATATACTAATTTAGCAGGGTCTTTACCTTCTAAGTTATCTTTAGTTTTAAAGTCAACAAAGATTCCAGACTTAGAATATAAATCTATCTTACCACCATATCCTGAATCAGCACAGAAGGAATCTTCTGCAATCCATTCTTCATCAGGAAAGTTTTCATTTAACCAATCTAAAATAATCTCATATGTTTTACTTGAGCCTTCACCTAAGAAACCTTGTTCAATCATAGCGTGGATTTCTGTCCCACGTTTAGCGGCTTCTTGTCCTATTCTTTTAGAGTCTTTCTTACATCTGTAAGCAAACTCTTCAATAGATTCTAGCGGGTCTTTCTCTAACGTAAGAGCAGAGTTAAGTGCTTGATTTATTTTCCAGTTTTCTAAAGAAGGCTTGGCTATCATACCTAGAATGGTCGTAACAGAAGGTACTAGATTCTCTTTCTTAGCATCTCTAAGGGTAGTGTTTCTTTCCTTACCATTAGCACCTATGACTGTGTACATTGGGTCGCCTTCTTGGGTATACCAATGACCAGACTCAGCCTTACTTTTCTTAGCGGATAATTTATTATATACTTCTTGATTAGAAGTGTCAAGTGTTTTTGTTTTATTTTTCATTTTTTTTTAAATAATTAATAGCTCTTTGTAATATATCAGTATCATCTTTGAATCCTCCAAGACATCGGTTACAAGTATGACATAACCAACCTCTAAAAGATTCTGTTTCATGACAATGGTCTATTACCCAAGCTCCTAATTTTTTTCCTCCTAGTCCATTTACTTTATCTGCTGTCCCTAAACAAATAGGACACTTATAATTTTCATCTTGTGGCATTCCGTGTTTTTCTTTCAACAACTTTCTAGCCTTGCTTAAATGATTATTGCATTTCTTACATTCAGGTCTTAGAAAATTACCTCCTGAAGCTGGACTAAAATGTGATAAAGGTAGTTTTTTGTCACACTTTATACACAGTTTACCATCTTCAAAAGTTAATTCATCGTGGTCGTCTGGAAATAAACTTTGTTGCTTAGTGAGTTTCACTCCAATTTCCTCCGACTTTATATTCGCCATCTAAAGGACAACGAAGATTAAAATATTCTCCTGCCTTCGCTATACTCTCGACAGCTAAACCACCTACAAAATCAGCTTGGCTTTCATCTACTTCTATCTGCCATTCATCATGAATGTTAGCTACAAACTTATATTGAATAGTATTTAATTTTAATAAACTATCAAGGATAACAAGTGCTTTCTTCATAACGATAGCACCTGCTCCCTGTAGTAAAGTATTCAAAGCTGAATGTTGGTTACGAACATAAAGCTTTCTACCATCTAATCCTTTGAGAAATTTTTTAGCCGATGCTCTTTGCACCCTGTCTCTAAGAGATTTAAATGATGGCTTATTATCAAAGAAATATTGTCTAGCTCTTTTGCCATCTGCTGTATTTCCTCCAACCACTTTTCCAAGTTTCTCATCTCCTGCTCCGTACATGAGTGCATAGATGAATGTCTTCGCCTTATCTCTAGATTCAAGTTGTGCAAGTTGTTGATTAGCGGTGTGTATATCTCCGTTGAGTATTTCATTTGTGTATTCCTCGTCATTCATATAATGTGCTAACATTCTAATCTCAAGACCAGAAGCATCAACACCTAGTAAAACATTTCCTTTGTCAACAATCCAACAAGCTCTGCACTCTTTCCCATAAGGACTATGAGAGCTAGGAACTTGTGCCATGTTGGGACTTCTATGTGTCATTCTGCCTGTGATAGCACCGTTAGGTATTACAAAGCCATGCACCCTTCCATCATCTTCAGTAGCATCAATCCAAGAATCAATCTGAGCTATACGCTTCTGTAATAAAAGGAACTGTGCTATTAGATTAGCTTCGTGTATGTGTGTAATAGCTGATAAAGTTTTCTCGTCTACGATAGGTTGACCAGTAGGTGTAAATCTGTCTGGCTTCCAACCAAAATCCATAAGGTATTCACCAATCTGTTTACGACTACCAAGATTAAACTCTTGTAATGTTTGTCTCATAAAAGGACTGTAGTCTAGAGTGTTTAAACACCTTGCATATTCATCATCAGTAAGACCTCGTTTAGAAAGCTCTCCATCTTTTTTAATATAAGGAGTGACTAGCTTATCATCCACCCACTTAGGTTTAAACGTGCTATGTACTTCGTCTTCTATTGCTTGTTTCTTTTCTCTTAGTTCAGCAAGTAAAACTAAAGCATGTGCTGTATCAAACTTAAAGCCGTTGACTTCTTGTTGTTTAATAATACCTGCTATACTTTGTTCCATCTCAATAGACTCTTTACCAAAACCTTTACTTTCTTTTCTAAGTTCTTTTAGTACAGCCAAATTAAGATTGACATCTCGTATACAATAGTTTAACATGTCTTCAGAATAGTTTAGATAATCACTGAAATCTATTTTATGATATCCTAATTTGTACCCCCACTTCTCAAGACTGTGACCACCCTCTCTGTTAGGATTGAATAGTCTAGACAGTACAAGAGTATCTATTACTGGAATATTAGATAGGTCTACATCACTAAACTTATGTACCATGGGTATATCAAATCCAATAATGTTATGACCTATTAAAGTATCTGCTCTAGCTAAAAACCTACAACCAGTCTGTATCATATCAGGTGGAAAGGTATAGATAGTTTCTGTATCTACATCTTGTGCAACAATACAATGTATCTTAGTTGCGTTAAGGTCATCTGTTTCTATATCAAATACTAATTCCATTAGAATGCTTCTCCTGTTGAGTCGTCAAACTCTATATCATCATCAGTTACTTCTGATAATCTGCCTGTCTCTGAATCATATACAACTCTACAAGCCATACCAACATCTCCAGTATACCTAGATTTTAATATGCGAAGCCTAGTTGTTCTTGCTTCCTCTGGGTCATCTGATTGTTGATTTCTTTCTAGTGCTATTACACAATCACTAAGTTGTCCAATACTATTAGAACCTCTAAGATGAGATAGAGAAACCTCTATACCATTCTCATGTCCTTTGTTACCATCAACTCTACGTAAGTGTGAAACCAAAATGATTCCTGCACCTGTCTCTTCTACCAAACTTCTAAGTCTAGTCATGATAGAATCAATAGCTCGTCTCTCATCTCCTTCATGTACTGCACTAACTAACATATGTAAATGGTCAACGACCACCCACTTGCAGTCACATCCAATAATCATAAAGCGAAGCTTAGTAAAGATGTCATCAATGTCGTTCGTCCCAAAGTGTGAATGTACCCACACTCTATTACGATTGTCGCCATCATACAACATGTCAAACATTTTGTCAAGCTCTTCCTTAGAAAACTTCTCACGTTCTTGGTCAACATAAAGTCTAGCGTTAGCTTCAATAGATAAGATACCATCAATGGTTCTTCTCCAATCTTCTTCTAATGCTATGATACCTACGTTGTCTTCTGTGTTCTTAATAAGATGATGTTCAAGTTCTCTTGTCACACTAGACTTACCAAGTCCAGTTCCACCTGTAAGAGTAACAAGCTCTCCCTGTCTTAAGCCATATAGCTTTTTGTTTAATCCTTCATAGGGGTAAGGGACGCTTTCTTTCTTCTCACGATTGTGAAACTTTTCTCGTTGCTCCGAAACATTGATAACACCAGATGGTGTATAGACTTTAGAAGCCCACCAACATTCAACAAACTCTTTATGTCTGTTAGAACGAAGCATATCATTAGGGTCTTTGAACCCATGAGGAAGTGTAAGTATCTTAGCCTTACCGGGTTTAAACAGTCTGGCAACTTTAATAGAAGCCTCCTTACCCGCCTTGTCATTATCGAATGCTACAATAACATTCTCAAACTCATCAAAAAATTCTAAGCTTTCCTTTATATCACGAACTGCTCCTTGAGCACCACGCTTTATAGATACTACAGCCCACTTAGAACCTAACAGTTCGTAAGCAGACATGGCATCACACTCCCCTTCCACGATGGTAACATACTTACCACCTTTAAATAACTGCTGACCAAACAAACCTGTATCGTTGTAAGTACCAGAGACAAAGAAGTCTTTAGATTTTACATTGCGATACTTGGTAGCTGATAGCTCATGCCCATTATAGTATGGGTACAAATGCTTTACTACATTTCCTTGTAGGTCATGTACGCATTTAACACCATACTTCGTAGCAGTTGCTTGAGATATCTTTCTGTCTGTAAGAGCAGAAAATTTCCCTTCATCTACAATATCAGGTTGTTTAGTTTCAGTTGTTGTTGCTGTTTGCATATCCTTTCCTCCACATGCTTTAGTATAACTAGGCATGAACTCACCGCAACTGAAACACTTTGCTGAATCATCTTCGTTGATTCCTACAGCATCACTACTGTTGCAAAGTGGACAGGGTTGGTGTAGCTTGTCCCAAGTTTTATCCATGTTAGCCCTCACTATGTTTAAACGTCTTCGTCTGTTGTACCACCTTCAGCAGTTTCTTCGTCTGCTTCTTGTTCTACAGTAGCTTCTGGACTTTCCTTTAGTATATTCTCTAACATACTTTGGTGTCCTTGTGAAGCATAATTCAAAGCTTCAGTCAACACATTCAATGTACCTATCTTACTGATAGATATATTAGCGTTAGCTTTTCTTTGGTCGTCCTCAATCTTTGAAACATCATAGACTGATTCGCCATCATCATTCTTAATAGTAATAATCATATTAAAATTCCTCGTTGTCATCTGAATTACCTTCAGAGTATTCGATTAAATCAGTAACCTTTACAGCTATTAACTCTGCAAACGTACCATACTTACCTGTGTAGGGTTTAATCTTCACAGTTCCTACAGAACCATTGCCCACGCTTACATCTAAAGTGTTGCCGTCTCCGTCAACTAACTTAGGTGCGGGGTTAGTAGTCCCATCATGCTTGATAACCTTTCTACTAAATGAGAATGCGGGTTCATCATACTTAGCTTGACCATCTCTGGTTCTTACTTGTGATAAACCTAGACCCTCTAGTCTAGTAGCTGTATCGCTATCAGTCAACACCACTACGCCATACTTATGCGGTTCAAACTTTGTGTTTGGTGTGCTGACATTAGCCCACATAAATTTTCCTTCTACATACTCATACATATAATTCCTCCATTGGTTGTATTAAGTTTTGCCATTATACTACAGTTAGTCTTTCTTGTCAAGTCTTTTCTGTCTTCTTCTTGCATTGTTTCTATCGCGTGTAAATTGTGCAGAGGATTGTAACTCTTCCCACAGTTCATCACGTGCTTCTTTCTTTTGTTCTTTGTTAAGTCTTGTAACTATTTTGATATCAGACTTCTTAGGAATCCAGCTAAGCCAGTATGCTTTATTCATGTCTGCCCATGTCCAAGCTATCTTCTTGTCTAGTGTTGTTGATTTAAAATATAATTTCATAGTAACCCTCCAGTTAAAAGTGGGTACTTTAAAGTGATACCCAGCACTCGAACATTATCTTTTAAAGTCACCGAACGACTGACTTTTTACAAGGGAAGGTAATCGGTTTAGTTCTCATCCCATTTCATCTACAACTTCTTCAAGGCGACCTAATCGTTCCAGAGAAGTTTTTACAGTAGCTCGAACACCTTGTAAAACTTTTAAAATCAGTCTGGTTTTAGTGGCACTAGACCAGAAACTAGCACGATAAAATCGTATGCCTTCAGGTTCAGGAAGGTTAGTTGAGGGCTACACCCTTAGACATACCTTGAAAACAAGTGGCTATTATACCACAGCTACTCTCCATTGTCAACCTTTAAGTCTAACAATTTAACTTTATATGTGTCTTCGTCCCAACTAACCTCGTATGCTATTTGACTGTCTGGATTGTTATGATTGTAATCAATAACATAACTCTCCCACATTCTATATTCGTCCTTGTTCATAGGACTTAAAACTGTATCAATCATTTTATTAAAACCTACCTTTATACAATTCCTTTAACATTTTTAAATTCTCTTCCTGTAAATACTCTAAGTGTTCAGGTATTGAATTAACTTCAATTACATCTTCACTATCTTCATTCGTATCAATCATAGGTGTATTAGCATAATGATTATCTACTATGTTATCTATGTTTATTTCTTCATTCATATTATTTCCTTTTAATATAATTAATATTCATTCTCTAAAATACTATTAGATTGTATCATATTTTTAATCTAATTGCAAGTGTTTTCTCCATAATGTTTTGCCATATCGTCTAGGTCTTTGGATGACATAGCGTTTAAACATTGTGTAGATAAGAACCTTATGACCAGAGAAGGAACATCTCCTCCTACTGGGTGTTCGTAATAGAACATATAGTTATCGCTAACATAATCTAAACAGTCTTCTAGTAAAGACTCCGATATCTTTAAGACTCCATCATCAACCATTTCATATACTTCATCTACGATTCTTTGCTCGTATCTTTCTATTCCTTCGTTACTCATCATTAACCTCCCATATTTCCACGTTAGTTATTTTTAAATCATCTTTATACACACCCCACCTATCCCACATAATATCTTCAGCATGTTCTACGCTTGTGCAATAGTCATCTTCTGAATCTATCTGAACAGTTGTGCTTACTGTTATCTCATATACTTTCATCATCTACCCCCTCTCCTAACCATAACTTAGTTTCTATAGTATCTCCTATAAACTCCCAAACATAATCCCAATTAGTACTATAATATTTGTTTAGTAATTCTACTAATTCTTTTTCAAATTCTTCACTCATCAGTTCAATCCCTCCACTAAATCCCAATCTTCTGTATATATTAATTCATCACACCAACGCTTATAATCAACTTCTTGAACCTCTCCTTCATATTCTTTTGAAGTTCCATCTTTGAAATCAACATATAAAATTCCATATTTTATGTAATAATCTTTAATATTATCCCAATCAATACCTAGTTTCTCTAAGTCAAAATCAATAGATGATTTATATATAGATTCAATATGTCTTGGTTTAGTTCCATCTAGCCAATCACTCATCATCTACCTCTTTTAATATTTTACACAGTTGAATAACTGCTTCACTTTTATTTCCATCATCACCTACAACAATATCCACTGCTTCTCGTATAATATATTCTTTATATCTATCACTCATTATATGATTCCTCCTTTTGTATATCAGTTATCTCATCATCTCTTAAATATATGTTATGTTCTTGTTCAAAAGTTTCCTTTACATATTCTATGTAGTCTTCTTTTGTTTCACAATCTGCACCCACATCAAATACAGTATAGGTTATTGTACTACTCCATGTTTTCATTATCTTCCTCCTGTTTAAACGTCCTCTCCATACTTAACCTCCTTAATTATATCTTCCATCATATCATCATTAAACCACATGGTCAAATCTTCTCCCATGTTTTTCTTAACAATATATCCTATGGTTTCTAAGCCCTGCTCTGCATACACAATAGGCAACAGTCCAGATAACAACCCTGCTTTTTCTAGTGCGTGTTTAACATCTAGCTTTGCAAAGTAATACGAATCAAATACTCTACTCATTACTGCCTCCTTGTAAAGTTCTTATAGTGTCCCAGAGTTTACTCCAGTCTCCCTCCTCTGCAACCCACTCAGCTAACATAGAGTCGCACTCACAATGTTTAATACTAATAACTCCATCAGTTAAATCAGCACTAAAACCTGCACTTCCTTTTTCTTTTATCATAGCGTTTAAACCTCCTCTGGATATTGCTCTTCATAACTTTCAAATCTTGATACTGTTGCTTTATGTAGCAAGTCATCAAAGTGATAAAAGTAATCCTCATTTCTATTCGCAATGTGTTGATTCTCATCACTACTTGCATAGCGTTTCGCTTGTCCCTCACTATCTGCATCAACTTCTATTGTTGCTATATAGTGTCTCTCTATTTCAATTAAGTATGTTCCTTCTTTACTCATAGCGTTTAAACCTCCTATAGTTTATCTGTATATCTTAACATTTAATTTCATAAAGTTCAAGCCAAGTCCCTGATTATCTGTATAGATATTGTACTTGTTCTTGTAGTCCCTCATGTAAGTCTTCACTCTAAATTTAAAGCCCAAGACATTGATGTGCCTAAACTTTTTCTTTGGTGTGTAAGTATCTCTATATATTTTTAACATTGTATTACTCCTGTTGTTGTTAAAGTTAATTTATCATAAGACATTTTTTAATTGATGTCAACAATTTTTTTAGTCAAGCAACCCTTCAAAGATTGCTATCGTTATAAAGGCTAGTAAAAAATACAAGCCCATAATTCCTAATAAAAATTCCATAGCGTTTAAACCTCCTAAGAATTTAAGTCCATTAATATATATTCGCCTGTCTCTATCTTCTTGCGTGTGTCGGCTATGCCTTCGCCTAGAAAATCATTTCTATATTTTCCTGTGGTCGTTGAATAGTCCCAGTAATATTCATCAAGGTATATTTTACCCTGCGATTTCTTAGCTATCATACTTCTATAGCTTTGAAAATACTCGTCTCCTTTATCATCTGTCACTAAAAATTGATTAGCAACTTTATTTCCTCTCGCACTTGTCATATTTTCTACTTTCATAATGTTTTTACTCCCGTATATATTTATTATGTGTTATTAATTTACGCATAGCGTACCCTAATTCTTTTCGTTTTGCTACTCTGCCTGTGTCAGGTTTTCGCAAATGTTTGAAAGCGTTTAAACAGTCTGCCTTCTTCTCTCTAATATCTCATCTAATAAATGTAGCTTACCAAGATTTTCTAGATTAATCAACCCTCTTGATGGACAAACTGACATTTTTTTAGAAGCAAGATGCAAGTTAAATTCCTCAACTCTTGTTTCTTTTAAAGCGTTTAAACGTGCTGTTCTTTTTTCCTGTTTAACTGCTTGTCTTTTTTGTTTTCTGTTTAATGTTTTCATATGCTTACTATGACACATCAAAAAATAAATACAAGTCTTTTTTTAATTAAAGTATATTTATTTTATATATAATATTTGTATACTTTAACTATTGATTTTTAAAATTAATCATGTTATTAAATATTTCCTTTATCATTTTACAGAATCAATGTCAATAGTTTAAAAAATTTAATTTAACTAAACTACTGTACAGATATACAGCATCTTAAATGCTCTGTGTTGCGTTTTGTGTGAGTGGTCAAGGGCTTACTATCAGATTAAAAAGAAGGCGTTAGAAGGCTTCTCTGTGCGTTGTGGTGTGTGTGAAGTTTTCCAAGTGATAGAGATTTAAAAGCGTTTAAAGTGGTAGTGCGTTTAAACGTTGTAAATTATTTACATTTTAACAGACAAAAAAAACCCCCAATTAAGGGGGCAAAACTTAGGGGATTAGTTTTATCAGGGGTTAAGGGTTATTTCTAAAGTGATTGCTCTCAGCTTGTTCAAAGTTTTCTTTTAAAGAATTGTAAAGCCACCATTCAGATTCTTCTTTTAAATATTCTTTAGTTAATATATTAGTTCGACCAGTAAAGCCTTGCTTTATTTTCCTTTTAATATTTTCTAGCACTTGTTCAACTGCTTCACCATCTGAAATAGATATTTCATCTCTAAATTTATTAAATTCATTAGTGTATAGATACCAAATTAATTCTGATTTAGAAATATTAACATCAGAAAATTCAAAGTTTTTTATTTTAGCCATTTTATTCACTCCTTGTAAATGTTATTTTTATACCACGAAAGCCCCACATTTGCGGGGCTGTTTAAACGTGGTAAGTTATGCAATCGTTAGGGTGTCACTTCCGCAACCATTACAGATTGAGTTGGTCATTCTATCAATCATGGTCTGTGATGCTCTCCAACCAAAACCGCAAGAGCTACATTCAACCTTTATATTTCTAGTGCCTTGCTTTTTCTTATTGGCTGTTGACACTTCCGCGTGTGGATATTCTCCCAGCTCTTTAACAATCTTTTCAAGCTTTGCTGTCAACTCTTCCCCCGCGTGGGTGCTTGTCATCTTGCCTTCAAGTCCAACATCAACCGCAATGGTTCTAAATAATCCCTTGTGCCCGTGTTCGCAGTCATCAATCGCATGGATTAATTCATGGGTCAAGACATCAAGAACCCTTATAGAATCATCTTGAGTAGGTGAT